AGAATTATAAGATCAACACGCCATGCCTCAAACAATTGAATCATTTGTTCTTCATTCTTATGACTGATATGGCAATGAGGAATCCCTAATTTTTGTGCTCTCCTTGCTGCTCCACAATCTCTCTTGTTATGAATCATTAACACAACTTCATCCTTATTACATGTACGCACAATGTTCTCGAAATTTGTACCATTTCCAGAACACATAACGCCTAATCTCATGGGTAATAAACGGGTTTATAGTTTGATCTATATGGTGGTTCATCCTCAGTAACAGGATGCTTATACTGTTCCGTATCAAAATAAGAAGTATAATTAAACTTACCTTCTCTCTCATCCAAGACTTCATGAATAAGAATCTTTAACTCCATTACATCCGTAGAAGTAAGAATTCTTCTGGGTTTTGTAGTAGCAGGTTTATATTCTTGCTTAGGTAATTTCTTTTTCTCCTCTTCAGATAAAGGAGCACCCATACCCTGAGTGTCTATGTAACTACCTGGTACTGGTTTACTCATAACGGCCTCCCATTCTTATCAACTAAACCAAGTTTCTTTATCTGACTAAAGTTAGACTTCTGTTTTCTCTTAATCTTCTTATACTCTTTAATAAGTTTATCAACTTCATCTCTAGGTACATTAACCTTTAACTCCTTTTCCTTATCCTCTTTAGTAACGAACCCACTGAAACCCTCTGGAGTAACAACCTTCTCCTTATCATCAACATAATTGTTAATGACATCTTGAATTTCATCTCTGATGATAGCATCAACCTGTGCTCTCAGTAGATCGTCACTCATACTTTTCTCCTCTTCTTTTTCTCAGGGGCTTTGTATCCCCACTGAGCAGGGTTAATAGTTCCGTGACCGTAATCTATTTTCTGAATGGAATCCTTACCAAACTTATCATAATAAAGATCAAACACATTAACCCTTGGACCACGAACAAGATCTCTATAGATCTTACCCTCAGTCTTATAGGTTATTATCATAGTATCAGTTGGAAGTTTTCTATCTTGTACTTGATCTTCACTAGCACCATCTACCAGTAACTGGCAACCATAATTAGAAACCTGCTTCTTCTCTTCTGATGACCAAATAGATTTCTTTGGTTTCTCTAATACTTTCTTTTCTTCTTTTACTTCTTCTGTCATGATCCTCTGTACCTACCCCAAACAATATCAGGAAATGCTTCCTGCACTACATCAAGAGTAACTTTAGGATATACATCTTTTAAATTCTTATCTTTAACAAGACAAATAATTTCTGCTTCCTTTGGATGAAGTCCTTCAAGTAACTGAATAAACATAGACTCTCTACGAAGACTACTGAGACTATCATTACCACCTTTAATAAAATGATATAAGGTCTTCCATTCTCTACGTAAAGAAGTATGATCAGTTCCTACTGGTACTTCATTCTCTTTATAAGGAACTTGTCCTTCTGGAACTGCAGACTGTACCCTATCATCAAAATTCCAAATAAGAATTGCAGTTAATGAATCATCACGATACTCTTTAAGAATTTCAACTCTCTTTGCCTTTGTCCTTTGTTCCCCTACAAGGTCAAGGATCTCATGAATAAAAGGATTGGGTGGGAGTTTAACTCTCTTAACGACAGGTTTCTTCCTAGTCGTCGTCTTCTTCGTCGTCGTTGGTGTCATAATTGTTTTCAAAGCGTACTGCTACAATTTCATCGGGTGTTAAATTACCATTCTCATCAAACATTTCTGGATGAGTGTACACTATCTGAGGTGTTGTGTCATATGAATGTTGTCTTGCCATCCATCCTATCATACCTCCTACCAATAATGCAAGGAACGACACAATTGTCGTTAAAGTTAAAGTTACTATGGTAGTTTCCATAATACCCCCCAGATAATTTTACTTTTTTTTGATGTCCAAGTAAAAAGTTATCTCCCATTTAAAAAAAGAAAACTCTACCTGAAATGCTTTTGGTCTAGGTTTCTTCCTCCTGTTTCTTAATAGTAACTCAACACCTTTATTAATTTCGGTATTGTCATTATTTAGAACGGCGTTTTCGTCCTCTTCGTTTGTCATTACTATACTGTACTGCGTCTTCAAGAATGCAAGCAAGATAATCTCTTATCTTTCTTGCTTGTGGTTTTGGTATATGGTGATATGCTTCTCTCAATTGTTTATGGTCCGAATCATTACCACCTTTAATATACTCACCAAGTTCGATAACAAGTGAAGCGATCTCTTTAGCAGTAGAACTGTTTAGAAATTGATCTGCTTCTACTTTAGTTACTCCCCTTGATTGAAAATACTCATATAATTTTATCACAAATTGACCCTTAAAAGCAAGTTCTAAGGATTCCTCTAGAACATAATATACTTCTTCGAAGTTATTTGACATTAAACTAATTGCTGTTCTTGCAGGTATTGGACTGTATCAGTACAACCTCCGAGTTTCTGTCCGTTCATAGTAACTTGAGGAAATGTGGAACCTTCCCCAAACTCACCATAGAAACTCTTTCTATCAAAGTCCTTACCTAATTTATAAGTTACATAATTTAAACCAGCTAACTTCAAGACTTCCTGTATCTTAGAGCAATAAGGACAACCATCCTTAGAAAAAACTGTAAAGTTTCTTAGTGTCACTTACCTGCCTCCAGATCTTTAATAGTTTCTGCGTAATCTTGATCAAAAAGTTGTAGACCTTTCTCTGTAAGAATGTGTTTGTACATACCTTCAAATACATTCGGTGGTATGGTACAAATGTTAGCACCATATTCAAATGCTCTACCAACATCTCTCACTCCTCGAATAGAAGCACCTAAGATTTCAGTAGTATCCCAATTCTGTTTAGCATATACATTAGCAATATCTTTTATAAGACACAACCCACCAAAGGAATTATCATCTACCCTACCCACAAAGGGTGAAACGTATGCTGCTCCTGCCTTAGCGGCCAGGATCGCCTGAGAGGGACTAAAGATCAAAGTGACATTAACCCTTATACCAGACTCAGAAAGATCCTTACAGGCACGTAGACCGTCGGGTGTGCAAGGGACTTTAATGGTAGCAACCTTACCAAACTTCTTATGCAATCTCTTTCCTTCGGAGATCATATTTTCTTTACTACCAATTACCTCCATACTAATATCAGTCAGACCTATGTCTTTGATCTCCTGATACACATCCTCATGGTTTCTACCACTCTTTCTAATGAGTGTAGGATTAGTAGTGATGCCATCAATTAAACCTGTCTTCCACCCAGAACTAATAGCACCTACATCAGCAGTGTCTAAAAAGATTTTCATAGTAGATCTTAAAAATGTATTTAACGGACTTGATTTTTTTAAATGTTAGGGAAAGATCACCTACCTTCTCTAGATTTATTTCTAATAGTAATATGATTACCTTCAATTGCAAACTCAAGTTTGTCTCGATGATCCCATAACAATTCTTCATAAAGAGAGTCAAGTTTCTTCATGTCATCCCACACGTCAGTAGGAGTTGGTTCACCCCAAAAAGGATTCTCACGCCAAACGTGTTCTTCTGGTTCTAATGATCCGTGCATAGAAGTCTCCTCATGTAAATTGTCTAAGCTTCTGTAGTATATATTTGTATGCCTCTACTATGTCTCCTTCATCTTTTCTAAAAAGGTCCTTATCAAATCTCTCTTTTGTTCCTTTTTTCCAGAGTCGCATGTTGTCAGGTGATAGTTCATCAGCCAAGAATAAATCGCCGTGAGCATCGTAACCAAACTCCAATTTAAAATCAACAAGGTCAATACCCATAAGGGTAAACAAGGATTGCAACTCAAAATTAATGATGAGTGCTTGTTCCTTCATAGGTTCAGGATCAATACCCATTAATCTCACACGATCTGGTGTAAGTAATGGATCATCCTTAGCATCATCCTTTAAGAAGTACTCAACAATAGGAGGTTGTATTAATACACCCTCATTGATATTGGTATTCTTAACGATAGAACCTGCTGCTATGTTCCTAACAATAACTTCTACTGGTATGATTGTCAACTTTCTACAGAGTAATGTGTCGAGAGATGGACAATCAATATAATGAGTCTTAACTCCCTGCTTTTCTATGTGCTCAAAAAGAAGTGCTGAAATAAGACAACACACCTTACCCTTCTCTTCTGGATACTCTACAAGTCTTCCATTACCAGCAGTTACTTTATCATGAAAATGTATATGAACTTTATCTGCTACACCTGATATCTCATATACAGATTTTACTTTACCCTGAAGCATCAAGATATCTTTTGCATCTGATGGTTCCTTGGAATGGAATATGGGTATCTTATCTGGTCCTGGATCTCCACTCATAATTTTATCATTTTTTTATAGTATACATTACCAGTCTGGATATGTCCACTCTGGATAACCTTTGGGTTTCTTTTTACGCTGTTCTATTATCCTCTTAATCGTACACTCTTTACACTCATACGAATAAGATGATGCAAGTTTAACATTCTTACGAACACGATAGTAAGAATGTAATAAGTTCTTTTGTTCTCCGCAAACTCTACAGACTCTTTCTTCCAACAGAAGATGACCGAGTTGTATTTGTTCGTCTAAATCCATGCATTAAAAAAGGACCCTGTAATAGTTAGGGTCCTTTTGATTATTCAGTTTTTTGGAGTCATAGACCAAGCACCGAATGCGGCACCGCCTATGGCAGCAACTATTAATAGGATTTCCATTATCCTATAGCAGGTGCAACAAGAGCAACCTCAGTGACTTTGGCTGCTGCTAAGTCCAGAGGAAAATTGTGAGCGTTGCGTTCATGCATAACTTCCATACCTAGGTTAGCGCGGTTAAGGACATCTGCCCACGTTGGAACAACCTTACCATTAGCGTCTAGAATAGACTGGTTAAAGTTAAATCCATTGAGGTTAAATGCCATCGTACTTATACCCATCGAAGTAAACCAGACACATACGACTGGGAATACTGCTAGGAAGAAGTGCAGAGAACGACTGTTGTTGAATGATGCATACTGGAAGATTAACCTACCGAAGTACCCGTGGGCAGCAACGATGTTATAGGTCTCTTCTTCTTGTCCAAATTTGTATCCGTAGTTTTGGGATTCATTGTCAGTTGTTTCACGGATAAGTGAGGAAGTAACCAATGAACCGTGCATAGCACTGAACAAAGAACCTCCAAACATCCCCGCAACTCCCAACATATGGAAAGGATGCATAAGGATATTATGTTCCGCTTGGAATACAAACATAAAGTTGAACGTACCTGAGATTCCCAACGGCATACCGTCAGAGAAACTTCCTTGTCCGAACGGATAAATGAGGAATATTGCAAAGGCAGCTGAGACGGGTGCAGAGTAAGCAACACAGATCCAAGGCCTCATTCCTAAACGATAAGACAATTCCCACTGGCGACCCATGTAGGCACAGATACCAATAAGGAAATGCATAACTACCAACTGGTAAGGACCTCCATTATACAACCACTCATCAAGAGTAGCGGCTTCCCAAATGGGATAGAAGTGCATTCCAATTGCGTTGCTTGAAGGAACAACAGCACCAGAAATGATGTTGTTACCATACATTAAAGAACCAGCAACGGGTTCTCTGATTCCGTCAATATCGACGGGTGGAGCAGCGATAAACGCTATGATGAAACAAGTAGCTGCAGTTAGTAAGCAAGGAATCATAAGGACTCCAAACCATCCTAAGTACAAGCGATTGTTAGTGGAAGTAACCCACTGACAAAACTCGTCCCAATTCTGTAGCGGTGAACTGCTCTGTTTTTGCAGAGTTGTCATCTGAATTAATAGGGCGGGTAATTTTACTTGTAAGATGAAGACATAATCCCCGTGGTCTTGGTTTGGGGTAAGTAAGAGGTACGGTTAGTACCCAGTCTATTTATTATAAACAAATGTTAAGTGTCTGTCAACCCTCTGTACAAATATACTACGAGTATAATTACTAAATACAATGAGTAATGTTGTCTTTCAAAATATGAAAAGAATTGCACTTGCTATTGGAATGTTATTGATGACAGCACCACTAAGTGCTCGTGCTGACCTAGTTCATAGAATGACCAGTTCAACTCAGTTGACAGTGAACGGGGCTTATACAGATTCAAGTCGCATAGGTTCAACCTATTCAGTTTCTGGATCTAATATCAAGGTAGATACATCTAACAGTGGACACTTCGGTGCTCTTACTGCTGGTAGTGCTACTGCTGCACCAACTCTAGACGTTGGTACTTACGACGTAAATACAGCCGGCTCGGCCTTCACATTCACGGAAACATTCACCCAAGGTGATGCTATTGCAGCAATGGGTGCTGGTGTAGACGTGACCGCAGGTGTCGTAGCTGACATGCCGTCGTATGGTGAGACCTTAACGATGTCTGGTGGTGTTGCTGGTACATTAGCTGGAACGATTACTTCAGCTGGGATCACCACGCTAACCGCAGGTGGGGCTGGAACTTCGGCTACAGGCCAATTTGTGACCGAGATCATAATTGACTAGCCATGAAAGGATTACTAACAGTACTATTACTGCTTAGTAGTGCAGGGGCTGCAAGAGCAGTCCCCGTTGTGCCTAATTTTACACAAGGCTCAATGACCTCAAATACGACTACTACCAGTACAGTAACAGAGACCATCAATTCGATGGATTATAACACGGGCTGGCAGTACGTAGTAACTGGGACAAACGTATCAGCAGATGGAAACCTAGTACCAACGGGTACAGGTTCTACTACTAATACAGCAGTAACATTAGACGGAGTGACTTCACAATGGAATGGATTGAATCTAAATCAAAGACCAAATTTCACAATGACAACCCCTGGAGCGGCCTTTCAATTTACCGAAAGTTATCAAGGGCCAGGCCTCTCAAATCACACAATAATTCAAAGAACAACTACAATACAAAGCGTCACAGATACAACAAGCACGTTTACACAATAAGTACATTAGTACTATCATTATTGAGTCCGACGGCCGCAATGGCAGCAGATGTAGGTGGAGTTAGTGCGACAGCAAACCCGATTGCGAACTCCTCTGGCTCAGTAACCAATCAAGCCATACAAGTATTACAAGGACCGTATATAACTAACACCTATGGTGGGCAGATCAGTTGTCAGGGGCCTACCATGAACGTAACACCATACGTCACTGGAACAGGTGCTTTCAAGAGACCATTTGAAAGAATGTATAATGAACCTGTATATAATAACGCAGATAATAATGACGATGGTATCCCAGATAATCCAGGAGAAATTTTATATCATATCCCTACAAGAACTGGACAACAAGAAATCTATAACTTATCCCTAGGACTCTCTGCTACTTGGTCCCGACCATTAGACAAACAACTACAAGCACTATGTAAGAATGCAGCATCTACTCAGATAAATCTACAAAAACAACTGGTTGCTAATAAAAGATTAGACTTTGAGATAGCCCGTTTAAAGAACTGTGGTGAACTTATGAAAGCTGGAATTATGTTCCATCCCAAATCACCTTATGCTGCTGTATGTGCTGATGTAGTATTAACAAACCCTGTTGGTGTAGTCGCAAATCATACACACGGAATACAACCAGAACCTAAACCTGAACCTGTGCCTAAAGCGAATGGTACTGCAGAAGACTTAGGAACATTTGAAATTAAAAATCCTATTGTTTCAGAGGTGGTAGATTCCTCTTCTTCCGATACTCATTCGCCTGAATCGTCTGACGGGAAGGCTTGGTGGAAGTTTTACCAAGGATGGCGTTTACCTTGGTCAAAACCTGTTTTATCGCAGGACGAAACACCCGTAGAAGTAAATCAGCCAGAGGCTTTGCAAGAAGAGCAGACGCTCCAGCAACCGTAGCAATCACAGCCGTAGTACTAGCAACCTGAGCACTAGGTAAAAACTGTTCTACTGGTCCAATGTCCTCATAAAGAACAACACATATTTTTCTACCTGGATTAACAGGGTCAGGTTGTAATTCATATCCAGATATCTTTTCCTTCTCGTTAGGTCCAAGTGATCCTATCCTCTGAGCATTAGGACCAGGACAAAGAGGATCTTTAGGTCCTGTGTCTCCTGTTTCTGGTGTCTCAGGTGTTCCTGGAGGTGGTGGAGGAGCAGCAACTGCTGGTGCTTCTTGTTCTCTTATTATAGTTAACTGCTCTGGTTCATAATTCATCGCTTCAAATGTTGGGTATGAACCATCAGGGCATACTGTCATTGCACCATCAGGATCATTCGTTACAAGCCCCTTCTCAATAGGAACACCATTCTTGTGTCTCTTATTATCCTTATGTGCTTTTACACAACCAGGGATATTCACAATAGGAAACCCTAGATGATTAGTTACAGGATAAAAATTAGGAACATATGGCTGATTGATTTGCCAAGCAGGTGTATAAGGAATACTCTGATTATAAACTTGAACTCTTGGTATATTCT